TAAAATCTCCAGATAATATATAATGGGACGCAAACCGATGTATGGCCCTGGCAATACGAAGGGTAAGGCCGCGTGGAAGAAGGCCACAAAGAAACCGAAGGCTCTCAGTAAGCCTGCAAAGCAGGCTACTGTCGCTCTTGTAAAGAGCGTGTTAAGCAGAGAACTGGAAACTAAGTTTCGTTCTCAAGCCCCCGTGATTGTAAGTGCTTATAATGGCGCTGTAACCAACGCGGATATGATTTCTTTGGTTCCTAGAATAGTTCAGACACAGCCCAACGACCCTGGGAACTCTTATGAGCGGAACGGGCAGAAGATTACTCCAAGGAAGTTAAATTGCAAGGCGTATGTTAGCATAACACCCAACATTGCTCGTAGTACGAATGTTGTAGTGTGCTGGTGGGCATTGACCCACAAGTCTCTAAAACACTTTCCAGACCTGGCTGGAAATACAGACATTAGTACGAAGTTGTTCAAAACAGGCGATGCCACTGAGACGTTTGGTTTTGACGGCATCGTTCTGAACTCAACCTTCCCGGTTAATACACAGGAGTATACTGTTTTAAAGAAGGGGAGGTTTTTGTTAGGTAAGAACACCGGTGATGTCCAGGATAGTGTAACGGCTGGAAATCAGCCTGTATACGGTAATCAAACCGGTCGTATGATCGATTTTGATATTAAGTGTCCTGCGAAGTTTCTGTACGACCCGGACAGCAACACACCGCGGACAGTGTACTACCCAAACAACTTTGCACCATTTATAGTTTTCGGGTACTATCATCAAGACCAGACGGTGGCAGACTTGACCAACCAGGATATTAGCATTACGCTAAGGCAATCCTTGTGGTATGATGACGCTTAAACAGCGCTCTCGCAGAGTAGTGGGCGGATCCTTTAGGATCCGGCCACCGCCTCGCCGGCAGGCGGCCCCCGGCAGGGCCTGGACGGAGTCCCCGCCGTCTAGGCGGAACCATTTCTGCCCGCCCGCCGCGGCTAGGCGGCCCCTGGTACGGGGGGCGAGACCTTCCCGAAGGGAAGGTCGCTGCAACAGATGGGGTAAGAAGATGCCCCGCAGATTTTAGGAGCCATAGTTAGTATTACCTATGGCGACTTCTGTTCCGCCCACTTCTGTTCCGCTGAAAGTTCGTAATGTCTGTTTTACGTTAAATAACTATAAAGACAGCGATATAGCCAGGCTTGATGACTTGTCAGGGTCAGTAGCATATCTGGTCTACGGTAAAGAGATTGGTCCAAGCGGAACGCCACATTTACAAGGGTACGTAGAATTTGAAAACCCCCGGTGCGCCGGGAAAGGTTGGTCAAATTTACGCAAACTAATGGGCAATTGTCATTTTGAGGTTAGACGCGGCACAGCGAAGCAGGCTTCTGACTACTGTAAAGAAGACGGTGATTTCAAAGAGTACGGTACGATGTCCCGGCAGGGTGAAAGAACAGATTGGGCGGCTGCAACGGCAGCAGTCCTTTCCGGAGGAAGTATAGTGGAGGTTGTTCAAGAGCAGCCTCAACTCCTCCCGGCAATCCGCGCGTTAGAACGGCTACAAAATCTTTCCATTGCTCCATTAGAACGGGAGGTTCATACAACTTGGTTGTATGGTTCTCCCGGTTCAGGAAAAACTAGGTATGTTTGGGAGAACTTTCCTAATGTATATTCTAAGCCTTCCGGCTCCTGGTGGGACGGTTATTCCGGCGAAGAGGTTTTACTGTTAGATGACTTTGATGGGGACATTCCTTACCAGGAGTTCCTCAAAGTATTAGATAGATACAAGTATCGTGTACCTGTAAAAGGTGGTTATGTCGGTGCTCGTTGGAATAAAGTTTTTATTACGACGAATAAGCACCCAGACACATTTTATAAAGATGAGAACCGTGAGGCTCTAAAACGTAGGATTACATTCTACGGTTTGGTTCAGCGCGATGAACCCATCGAATTAAAATCTCCAGATAATATATAATGGGACGCAAACCGATGTATGGCCCTGGCAATACGAAGGGTAAGGCCGCGTGGAAGAAGGCCACAAAGAAACCGAAGGCTCTCAGTAAGCCTGCAAAGCAGGCTACTGTCGCTCTTGTAAAGAGCGTGTTAAGCAGAGAACTGGAAACTAAGTTTCGTTCTCAAGCCCCCGTGATTGTAAGTGCTTATAATGGCGCTGTAACCAACGCGGATATGATTTCTTTGGTTCCTAGAATAGTTCAGACACAGCCCAACGACCCTGGGAACTCTTATGAGCGGAACGGGCAGAAGATTACTCCAAGGAAGTTAAATTGCAAGGCGTATGTTAGCATAACACCCAACATTGCTCGTAGTACGAATGTTGTAGTGTGCTGGTGGGCATTGACCCACAAGTCTCTAAAACACTTTCCAGACCTGGCTGGAAATACAGACATTAGTACGAAGTTGTTCAAAACAGGCGATGCCACTGAGACGTTTGGTTTTGACGGCATCGTTCTGAACTCAACCTTCCCGGTTAATACACAGGAGTATACTGTTTTAAAGAAGGGGAGGTTTTTGTTAGGTAAGAACACCGGTGATGTCCAGGATAGTGTAACGGCTGGAAATCAGCCTGTATACGGTAATCAAACCGGTCGTATGATCGATTTTGATATTAAGTGTCCTGCGAAGTTTCTGTACGACCCGGACAGCAACACACCGCGGACAGTGTACTACCCAAACAACTTTGCACCATTTATAGTTTTCGGGTACTATCATCAAGACCAGACGGTGGCAGACTTGACCAACCAGGATATTAGC